AAACAACAAGGATTGACTGATCAATGAGCACACTAGTTCCCATCCGAGCCTTCAACCGCTCGCAGCGATTCGATATCGCAGGCAAGTCGGTATCCCCGACTGCTACCAAGTACGTCAACGTTGACTCCGGTCGAGTCCAGCGTGACCTTGCACGTCACTCCGCAATCGGAGCCGTTATCCAGGTCGGCCCTTCGTTCTTCCAGAGCGATGATGGCTGGGTCACAAGCGGCGGCGTAGTTACCCCGCGTGCGACGACACTGACGGTTGATATCAGTGCAACCTCATGGCAGAACGCTGCCAAGGTCGCGGGCAACGCAGCAGCAGGCACAGCTACGCTGGGTGCCGCTGACGGTACCAACCCACGCATCGATATCGTCGTGGTCAACACGGGCACGGGTGCATACTCCGTAGTAGCAGGTACGGCTACGGCAGGCGCATCGCTGACCCCAACGCGGCCAGGAGTCGCGTCCACATTCCTAGCGGGCGTAGCAGCCGTCCCGGCATCATCGATTGCGCTTGCGTACATCTTGCTTCCGGCAACAGCTACGACCATCTCCGCAGCAAACGTCCTCGACGTTCGTCCGTAAGGTGCATCGGGTATACCAACCCCGATAGGCTATCTAAGGAGACTCCATGTACATTGGAATCGGAGCAGTAATTCTGATCATCATTTTGATCCTCTTGCTCACCTAACCAGGAAGTGATCCACAGCTTGGAAGCCCCGCCTTGAGCGGGGTTTCCTGTTTCTGCGGCGCGTAATACGTGAGCTAAGTCTAATACAGGAGAGATGATGGAAGACGAACCGATGCACATTGACGTACCTACTTCGCCCGAACTTCCAGCCGATGGGGATATCATCAAGAGCGAGAAGCACTTCTCCGGAGCGATGACCCTTGACCTCACGGACGAACAGATCAAGCAGTGCGCCAAGATCCTAGGCGAAGTTCGAACGAAGCATGTTATGAAGTTCCGGACCAAGTTCAACGATCCCAACAGCTTCAATTTCGATGACGTACTCAAGGCCATTAGCGAATTCGAGGACGAGATCAAGACGCGCATGGCTGAAGAGGCCAGCGTGCTCGTCGGCGTAGACACAACCCCTCTGCTTGAGGGTCAGCCCATGCGAGTCGAGTGGCTAGGCGTTCTGCCTGGCGGTGACCTCGACCGCTACGGTATGGACCATGAGCGCAAGGAGTGGGAGGTCAAGCGAGCCAACGAGCGCGGTGAAGACTATTTGGGCCAAAAGGGCTAGGGTCTCGGCGCGCTCCGCGCAGAAGTTCCATGGCTTATTGATAAGTTAATGTTTGACCTCCTTGACCAAGTAGAGGCGAATCTCGCCGTAAGCAAGATCGGCATTCAGGAGTTTGTCGAGTCCGACGAATACTGCAACAAGCCGCTCTATCCGCGCCAGCAGGTGTTGCTCAAGCTGATGTTCCTTGAGGAGCTTACGGGCGAAGAGGAGGACATTCTCGATTACTGGATCGCAGGCGGAGCAGGTGGCGATGAGATCCTGATCAGCCCGAACATTCGCGAGCGCGTAGCCTACCTACGCGAGCAGGGCTACGATCACTTCCAGGAGGTCGTTCTGGTCGGAGGGCGACGTTCCTCCAAGGGCTTCTGCACGGGCGTTGCGATGGCAAAGGTCATGTGGGACGTTCTACAGCTTCAGGATCCCGGCAAGCATTACGGAATCGACCCGGATAAGGCGATTTACTTCTCCTGCGTCGCAGGCTCCGAGAAGCAGGCTCAGCAGTTCCAGTATGCCGACCTGGTAGGCACGGTTGAGTCCTGCAAGGCGTTTGAGCCCTATCTGACCAAATCGCTCGAAACCGAGTTTCGCGTCGCTACGTCAGCCGACCTCAGGCGCATCCAACAGGCCAAGAACCGAGGAAACAAGCTAGACCGCGATTCGGCCAAATTGCGCGGAAACGCGCTCGCGGCTAACGCGGGCACGCTGCGTGGATCCACCACTTTGGCCCTCTGCATTGACGAGATGGCGCACATGATCCCCGGCGAGTCCAAGGCGTCGGCTGATGAGGTCTACAAGGCCGCTAGCCCGTCTTTGGACCAGTTCGGCCCGGACGGCATCATGTTCTGCAACTCTTCGCCGTATTCGAAGGTTGGAGCATTCTTCGAACGCCACGAAGAGGCGATGAAGGCGTTCAATCCCGAGTTCGAGCCCGGCGAGCCTCTAAACAAGGATGGCAGCCGCCTCAACGGTAACCCGTTGAACTTTGCCTTGCAATACCCGTCTTGGGCGCTGTTTGAGGGCTACAAGAGCTATCGGTCCAAGTACCAGCCAAGCCACAAGTGGCGCGAGGTCATCACGGCGTCTGCGGACTGGGATCCCAAGGAGCTTGAAGAGGACGGAACGCCGAAGTGGAGCGCACGCGATAAGCTCAAGATCACCAAGGCCAAGGCTGATGAAGCGTCTAATCCTGAGGCATACAAGGTCGAGCGTCGTGGTAAGTTCGCTGAGGTCACGGACGCCTACCTCAACCCGTCGATGGTGGATCGCGTCTTCATGGGAAGGCCGGTTGGCTTCTCTGAGGAGGGCAGGCAGCTACTTGAGGCATATGACAGCGATTGGGGCGAGGGCGCACGCAACCTCTGGAAGTACAAGGCGCACCTGGACCCGTCGAGCACAACCGCTGGCTTCGGTTTCGCACTTGCGCATAGCGAGCGCTTCGAGGACGTAAAGGGCAACCTGACCGAGCACGTAGTCTTCGATATCATCAAGCGCTGGAATCCCGAGGACTTCCCTGGCAAGACGATTCAATGGGCTACCGTCATCAACGAGGTCATCGGCTATATCGATCTCTTCAGACCCTATGAGGTCACGTTCGACCAGTTCCAGTCAGCAGAGCCGATTCAGACCTTGCAGTATGCGCTTCAGGACAAGGGCATCGAAGGCTGTCGTGTCTACGTCAAGACGGCGACCTTGGAACACAACTGGTTCCGAGCCGAGACGTTCAAGACGGCTTTGAATCACGGTCTGGTACACGCACCGAATGACACCGAAGATCTAGAGCTAGCTTCCAACGAGTTAAAGTTCTTGCAACAGAAGAACACGGGCGGTCGCTACCCGAGGGTGGACAAGCAGGACATTGGTCCTATTCGCACCAAGGACATGGCCGACTGTATGATGGAGTGTGTCGATGGCCTGATCGGTAACGTTCTGGCGCAGACGATGCGCGACCGTGCTGTCAGTGCCGTCATGGCAACAGGAGCACCGGGAGGCTTCCGCATTGGAGGTCAGCATCAGCCGTCACTTGCAGACCTACACCCGAATCTGGCGGGTTACTATGGCGGTCTGGGACGCGAGGGCGAACAGCGCAAGGTAGGCTACAACACCGTACCGCATCGCGGAGCGCTTGGAGGAGGCCGTCGCGGAGTCAATCGCGGGCAGCGCCCAAGCCGTGGGCGAAGATAGCGCAGCATGCTTTATTCCACTCCCAAGCTTCGCGATAATTGTCGAGCCTATGTCTGAACTAACCCCGACATACACCTTCGAGGGCGACGAGATCTTCGCAATCCACGAAGGAAGTGTCATCGCCTCCGGAAAGGACATGAAGTCCGTCGAGAGTGATGCAGTCGCCTATCTAGAGAGCTTGACTTCCGAGCGCGATAAGGCGAAGAAGGCCGAGAACAAGAAGAAGGCCACACATATCATTACGCCGAATGGCGTCAAGGGTGAGATTCTTGGCCGCACGCCTGACGTATGGGGCGAGCAGGAGCAGATCACTGCCCGCTTCGCCAACGGTCAGATCTCGACGTTCATGGTCCATGGCGATGCAGACGTTCAGTGGGTTCGCGACAATCCGAAGACCGCATCGGCGTCTGAGCCGGTCGCTCATCTAGCAGCAGTTCTAGATGAGGAGTACGACCGCGATATTCAGTCACTCACCGCTCGCCATGATCAGCTTCTCAACCTCGCTCGCGAGGCAGCGCGCCTAGCTGCCGCTGGCGCACCGTACACGGTTGAGGTCAAGCTCGATGAGATTCGCACGGCAGCCGAGAACGAGCGTCAGGAAGTCAAGGAAGCACTCGATCACTTGCAGGCAGCAGACTATGAGTCGTTCATCCCGGACGCACCGTTTGCGCCGCATGCAGTAGAGCAAGCTGACTTGGGCACGTCGGGCAACGATTGGCTTGACGCTACGACTCAGGAGATGATCGCTGAGTCCGAGGGCGTTGACTATGACAAGCTTCTATCTGAGGGTCCTGCCCTCTATGTCACAGAGCTAGATACGGGGGCGCTGGCCGACGCTGGTGTAACTCGCGAGATGGCTTTGTCTCACGTCATCGCCAAGACCGCTGGATTCACTGGCGAAGAGGTCGATGACTTCCGTGAGAAGTTCGTAGCACGAGTCGAAGTGGCTCGTCGTCACGAACTGGCGTCCCGCAAGGAAACGAACCACAAGGAGGCGGCAGCCGCTCAGGAGACGCAGGACAACGCACCTGACGAAGCGCTCTTCCTGTAAGGTGAGTCATGCACTTGACAACCGTGACCTGTCACGAGTGCTCAATGCAGACAGACCTTCACACGGTGGAGTGGCCTCCGAAAGTGTTCGTTTGTTCTGAATGCGATTCGTTCTTCATTCTTGAACGAGTATCTATCGCAGGGGAACCAATCTTCAACATAGCAGGATACTGCCGATTCACACAATGACCTCTTTCCTCGAAGTAGACGCAGCAGATGAGCGCCACGTACGCCTTGCATCGCGCAAGGCCGTCGTCGTTGCCAAGCAGCGCGTAGATGAACAGTACGGCGAATGGCTACGCCAGGCATCTAGCCGCGAAGATCTCGATCAGCGTCTCGCGTACGCCAACGCTGAGATCGGTGCGCTAGTCGCATTGGCCGCTGACGAGCACGGGATGGCCGACAAGTATCAGGAATACTTCCAA